CATCACTTGTTAGGTCTGTTAGTTTGTATATGCCGTTTTCTGTACCAATGTGTAAAACTCCATCCTTTACCTTTGTACATGTTGCTTTCTTGCCTAAATCCCATACATACCACTCATACTCATTGTGATTGCCATTTTGACTTAGTTGTCTTGAATCTGCTAAGTATACCTTTGTACCTATGAATACAAGTAAGTAGCCTTCCCATTCTTCAAGTATCATGTTTTTATAGTCTGTTTCTGTTGTTAGCTTGCTATCAATAAACGAGCTTCTATGTGCTAGTAATTGCTCGGTGGTTACATCTCCGCCTATTGCTTCCATACCTCTTTCACTAAAGAAGCATATATCGTCATTAAAGTTGATTCCTGTAGCTATACATCCTGTTGAGATATTAGAGTGTGAGCTTGGATATATCTTGCCATACTCTGCATCAACTACTGGATTATGATAGAACACAGTTGTATTGGCTTGTGAAGGCTCTTTAAATACCCATAAAGCATTGTTACCTGCTACCATACTCTTTACTGGTGCTAGGTCTAATCCTTCATTGTAGTAATCTAAGTCACTACAATAGCTCGGATCATTTAAGCTACTGTGCCATACTACGTTTGGATAATCTACATTTCCACTAAAGAATACTCTGTTATCGAATACTGCTAATATGGTACATTTATTTATTCTATCTCCATATCCCGCTACTGTTTTCTTGAATGTTATTTCTACATTATCTTGTCCGTCCGTTAAAGGCTTATTTGGAGCTTTTTTAAATGTGATAGTACCTTCTGTTGGGTTGTAATCAAAATCGGTTAATACGGTCAATTTCGTTCCATCTACGTATACTATTGGAGCTTCGCCATCTATGTTCTGAGCATCCAAGTGGTATACTGTACTCTCTCCATCAGCTAAAAACGTATTCTTACGCCATGCAGACAGCATATTTACGTCTTGGTATGTTGTACCGCCTCCTGCTGGTCTACGTGCTATTGATGTTGTAGGTATGAATCCTACTACTTGACTACACGTTTGACCATCATATTTAAGGTAGTTTATACCGTCTTTAATATAAAACATGTTGTTGTATACAAATGCTTGGCTTCTAGCTGGTTTCATGCCTGTAAATAGCTCTGATTTTACACCATCTATAACGCTATATAGCTTTGTACCGCTGTGTATTATCTGCATCTCTACATTGCCTATCTTATAAAAAAAGATGCCCCAAATCGTATTGTCGTATGTATCGACTAATTCCAATTCAGGGCGTGTGCTTATTCCGTTTGACTTTGAATAGTCTTTCCACATATTTAAGCTGTTTGGACTTCTTACTATGCTTACATCACCATCTCTAAAGTCAACTCCTCTAAAGTTCTTATATTCTCTTGTTACTAATGTTCCGCTTACTGCCATCTTATCACCTCACTTATACTTCAATGCCACCTTCAAACGATATGCTACCAATGTTTATTCTTGGATCTAATGTTTGTAGCATCTCTCTGTATCTAGCTGCATAAATTTGTCCGTATCCGTTTGAAACATCACTCTTTAATAAGTCTGCTGCTACACCATAAGGCATTATCTCAAGTGTATCTTGGCTTAACTCAAACTCAAATGAATCTTCTGTATTTTCGTCTATTGTTGTAGGGTACTTGTAATAATAGATATCTGCTACTCCATCCTCTAAGAATGTTATAAATTGCTCTACTGAGTCGAAGTCTACACCTCTTATTACGTTTAGCTGGTAGAAGTTAGTCAAGGTTTTTAGGTCTAGTGTATCGTTCTCTACTACTGCTTTTGTTTCCCTAGCGTTTATCTTCTTCATTCTAGCTAGTTCATTTTGAATCTGATTAATTACGTAATGTAGTTTAGCAGCTATGTCAGGATCGTCTGTTAATGCTGGCTTTGTATTGTCTATCTCTTCTATTAAAGACAATACTTTCTTTTTCATCTCACCTAATGTCATCTTATCCCTCCTTCAAATATTCTAATTCTTGTATCGCTTCCTCTACAGTTACAAAGCTTTCTATTGGCTTGATATAGCCTCTGCCTTCCTCTTCAAATACAAGTACGTCGCCTTCATTTAAAGTAATTACTGTATGGTAAGTGCTTGTATAGTTCTCTCCTTTAACTGTAGTTGTAGAATCAAATACTAAGTCTTTTAACGTTTGTTTAACATTCTCGTTCTCATATTCAAATGCTGTATCTTTTGTTACTTTGATACCAGCGTACATATCAACACTTGGCTTACTAATAAATTTTTGCATATTCTCACCTTCATTCTTTATTTTTTGGTTGGGGTAGATGGACTCGAACCACCGCATACAAGAGTCAAAGCCTTGTGTCTTACCAACTTGACGATACCCCAATAAATGGTTGCGGACGTAGGATTTGAACCTCGCCTCAGGATTATGAGTCCTGCGTGCTGCCATTACACCATCTCCGCAATATAAAAAAGGAGGCACGAAGCCTCCTTATATATGAATATATATATAAATATGATTATATTATTTTTTATTTTATTTTGTTTTTGTTTTTGTTTTAGCTTCTGTCTTTTCTTCAACTTCTTTTAGAACTGTTATAAGTCCTTTACTAAAGTTTTGAATTTCAGTAGCTCTCTCTTTAGTCATAACAACTTTTTCATTAGCTTTATACAATTTACCTGTATATTTGTCTGTAAAAGTTGTTGTGATTAGTACTTCTACCATTTATATCATCCTCTCTTAGGCTGTTGCTGTTAATGGTATTTTGATTACTTGGATTCTAGCTTCATCAATTACTTTAGATCCGAATGTATCTAAACCTCTGATGATATCTTTGAATCTCTTTTCAGCACGTAATGCTTCTACTTCATTGATTTGACCAACGAAAGCAATAGCTTTTTTACCTCTGATGTCACAATATACGTGTGTGCTGTCTTTTGCCATATTGTTTGACATCATTACTTCAAATCCATCATATACACCTACAATACCTTTTTTGATGTATTCAGGGTTGTTTGTAGATAATGTGATTAATTCATTTTTGAAGTAGTTGTATACCATTGGAGAGATTTCGATTACTCCTTCTTCGTCGAAGTTTCTTTCTCTCAATTTTACAATAGCTTCATCAATAGCTGCTTTAATCAATTCTTTAGTTAAGTTAGTAGCTGTTGTTACGTTTGTAGTTACACCTTTGATTAAGTTAGCTACGAATGTATCTCTTGCTACTGCTAAACCATGAACAGCTTTAGCTTGATATTTTTCTTTTAAACCTGGAACAGATTGAGCTTCGTTAACATCGTCTACATAGAACGCAAAGTAGTTAGCTTGGTCAATGTTTAGTAATTGACCTTTGTCGCTCATTTCTTCGATGTTAATATCTTTTGTGCTGTCATAAGCACCGATAGTAGGCTCACCTACTCCTAAGATTTTAACTGATGCTGCATATTTACAGTCACCTTGATACTCTCTAGTACAGTTTTGTACTAATTTTGTTTTTAATTCAAGATCGTCTTGAATATTTTTACTCCATATACTTTGAATAAAGTTTGATACTGCCACGTTAATTCATCCCTTTCTTTAATAGGGAATTATGCTTACCATCTAGACATAGAGTTTTCTACTGCTTTGTATAAAGCAGGATTTTTATCGAAGTCTTGTTTAGTGAATTTTAATGCTTCATCACGTGTATAGAACTCTTTAACTCCGTTGTCTTTTGTGATGTTCTTCATACTTCCCATTGTTTCTACTTTTGGCTTCGGTTTATATTGTGAGTACAAGTCGTACTTCTCTTTGATTGATAGAGAAGGATTCAACTTAGTTGAGAACTCAACAAAGTCTTGATCTTGTAGCACATTATCTCCTACACCTATTTTCGCTAGTTCTCTCTTTGCTTCTTCGTTTTGTCTATACTCAGCAAGCTTAGTGAAAACTGCTTTCTCTCTTTGTGTCATGTTGTCGACACCGATATTAGCTAAACGATCTACTTCCTCTACGACTTCTTCAAAGCCACTAGAGATAATCTCGTCCGCTTCTGCTCTTGATAGCACTTCCATATCTCTTTCTGAGTATGTTGGTGTGCTAGGTATTTTAATACCTTTCTTTGTGTAAAAATCACTAAGTTGGCTAGTCGCCTCTTCTATTGATTCAACACCTAAACCAGCTTTTAAAACGTTCTCAACGTTTCCGTATTTGCTTTCATACTCTTTACGTATCTTAGCTTCTCTACGTGCAATTTTCTTAGGTAATAGCTCGTTGATTTTATTGTTTAAATCTTCCTCGCTATACAACTTTTCAGGCTCTTTCACATCTTCTGTTACTTGTCCTTCGTTTTGTTCTGTAGTTTGCTCTACATTTTCAGTAACCTCTGTTACTAGGTTTTCATCTTCTAAATACATATTAACCTCCTATTTGTTTAACGTCAGTTTGCTTCTGAACTATTCATTAGCTTTTATACTCTTCAATGCTTGGAGTGGTTACATTACTTAAAAAACCCACCTAAAGCCATGTAATGTAATGTTCGCTTTTCCCGTTATCTCCCATAGAAAAATAAAGCCACGCACATAGTACCTAGCTTCGCAAAAGATATTTCTTTTTCTAAATATATAAAAAACACCTGCATTTTCTAACTCTTAGAATTAGATTTACAGATGTTAATTATCAATACATTGGTACTTCTTCGTTTGCCATACCGCCTGTTGCTTCTAACATTTGACTAGCTTGCATATCAGGGTCACCAGCTAAGAACTGCATAGCTTTTTGTTGCATCATTTGTGCTTCTGCATTTATCTGAGCTATTCTTTGTTGTTCTGCTTCGTACTCTTCTATTACTTCCTCTAGCTTTTGTTTAGGCATTACGCTGTCATCGTCTAGTGCATTTACATATACCTTTAATTGTCCTATCATTTGAGGACTAAAGAAACCATTTTGTAGTAAGTTCTCCATAGATGACTCTTGAGCGAACTTATCAAAAGCTCCCTTAGGTGTTATATCTACCTTTACATTTGCTTTTAGTTCTTCAAGTGTTATTTGGTCTACCTTTAATAGTTGTATGTATTTCTCGCCTGTAGATGGATCTGTTATCTCATCCTCTAAGTCTATTCCCTCTGTTGCATGTACTGTTATCATATCTATCCATATACGAGCTAAATCTTCTATAAAGTCTTTAAGTGATGCAAGTTGTTCTATTAATGGTTGTTGTGCTGCTTGTTGTACAGCCAAAATTGCTCTACCTGATGCACTTTCAGGGTCTACATCACCTGTTGCTATATCTCCAGCACCTGCTAACTCTCTTGTAGTTTGTATTAACTCTTCTTGTAATGTCTTAACGTCAGGTGACATTTGAGCTGGTGGAACGTTTGCAAAGATTTTTGCTACATCATCTACTGCCATACCGCCTGTTGTCTTAATTATTCCACCTACTTCATTTAATGCACTTGGATTCGCTATCTTTTCTACGTTAGCAACCTTTTGAGGATATGCTGTATTCTTAACAGCTATTAATCTTCTCATAGC